CTAATAAAGTTCTTCTTATCCGTTTTGCAAAATGTTTCTTTAATTTACCTATCGAAATGTATTTACCAAATCTTTTGTAATAACGTTTTTGCAAATTCAGAGCATGATTCCATACAAACACACATTCCCTAAGCATTTTATCTAAATGCTTGGTATTCTTTGATTTGTATATGTTGTATTTATATGAAATCATGATTTTTGTAATTATTTTTACCACAAAAGTAATAATAAACCATTCATCTGCCTAATAAATTGAGTGGTTCTCTGATTATTTTTTTTATAGATTTGCATGAATCCGGGCCGTAGTGATACGTCCCGGATTTTTTGTCTTGTACCGGTTCTTATTAATACCAACTGCATGACATGACGTGCCTTG